GGGAGACAGACAACGGAGGGGTTTCGCAAATCCATGTGTCTGTAGAAAAGGGAAGCGACTGTGTATCTTTGATGGGGGTGAAAGGGATTCGACGGGCGTAGTAAGGGTTCAAGGAGTTCGAAAGCAAAAAAGCAAATGCAGCAAACGATAATGCTCCATTTGAAGGTTATGCTCTCGTAGCTTAATCTCATTGAGTTTTGGCAGTTTACTTAGAAACAGAACAAACTGCCGCTTTTTCTCTTTCTCTTGCCCATCTTTCTCGTTGTTTTCGGGCAATTTTTTCATTACGTTCTTTGGTGTATACCTGGACTCCTTTTAGACCACGGTTCCAACCACCAATGTTACTGTTACCTTTATTGGCGGAACCATTTCCTCCAGCAGAATGTTTCTTTTTATTATAATATTTCACTGATTTGTTATAGATATTGGGAGTCCAATACAGTTCTTCGTCTTTTATCTTATCGAGCCAGTTTTGTTCTGCTTCTCGTAATGCTTGTTTCCCAGAGTAGACATACTCTAGAACTCTGAATTTGAAAGTTTCTGGGCGTTTGAGATATGCTCTTTTCATCATCTGATTTGAACAGATATATGAATCTTCTACTTTACCGTGATGACCGCCGATATAGAACAATTTTGCTCTGGTGTCATACCAGATATAAACGTAGCCTGAATAAATATGCATGCTGGATACCTCCTAATTAGGTGCTAGAGTGGATAGATGCTCGTAACATCGTGATCCACACTTATTTAGTTGACTTCATCTTTTATAACAGGTATAATACTAATAATGGCTCCGTAGCTCAGCTGGATAGAGCACAAAACTTCTAATTTTGGGGTCGTACGTTCGAATCGTACCGGAGTCGCCATTTCCATCGGAGAACAAAAATGTCAAACCGCAATCACTGGTTCTGGAATAGTTCTTTCGTTAATAAAGTTCAACAATCACTACTAGACTTATCATCATGGATTTGGCGTAAACAGTCAGGTCGCTAACTGGAGTATATATTATGGCACGTCATTATGGGCATGAAGATTACGGCATTGGATATTATCTTACGCTAATCGCAATCTGGCTTGTCTTTGCTGTTGGTTGGGTGTTGAATATTGTTACTATTTGGAACACAATGGATAATCCTGTAACAGCTAAGTTCATTCTTCGCTGCATTGGTGTTTTTGTTGGTCCTGTTGGCGCTATTTTGGGATATCTATCATGAATAAACTATTGATTGCTGCAGTAGTTCTATTTTCAACTTCTGCTATGGCTAATTATGATGTTGTGGTTTCAAAGCGTCATCAGTCAATGACAATTTATGAGGATGGAGAGCTAATTGAACGTTGGCCAGTCTCTACTGCTCGTAGGGGCTATTATACGCCAACTGGCACTTTCCATCCTTATTCGTATCAACCTATGCACTACTCAAAGAAGTATGACAATGCGCCGATGCCCCATTCTATCTTTTTCTCTGGAGGTTACGCTATACATGCTACTCCTCATGTTGGCAACCTTGGCCGTCCTGCTTCTCATGGGTGTGTTCGCCTTCATCCTGAGCATGCCGCTCAACTCTACACTATGACCAAAGGCGAATATACGACAATTACAATTAAGGAATAGTTCTATGGACGCAAAAGAGTCTTATTCGTTTTCGCACGCCAGTACTATACTCTGGTCTCTACAGCAAGAATTGAACAGACATAAGGCTCGAAGATTTAATGATAACCATGTAGAGGAATATCTTTCCCGTAGAATTGCAGAACTGAAAGAATATGAAAAACAATGTTTAAAAATTCAGGCTTCGTAGAGGAAGTAGAAAAGCTCTGTAGAGACAAGAATATAGAATATATTGACGCTGTTGTCTTTTGGTGCGAGAAGAATAATCTAGAAATTGAGACTGCAGCCTATTGGATCAAAAAAGATCCGGTAATGAGGTCTAAGATTCAGTTAGAAGCTGAAAATCTTAATGTTCTGAAGCGTGGAGCTCGCCTTCCCATATAAATACTAGGTTCAACCATTGTTGGAGGCGTTTATGCGTATACAGACAATCGGTCGACCATCGCACGTATCATTGGGGATAATCAAAAAAGCGATATATTTCTATGGTAAGTACTTAATCGGGGGCGGGAAACTATTTAATAACATCCGTTTGGTAGTAAAATTTGAGAAATTTACGAATGAAGACGGGGATTATGCTTATTGCGATTGGACAGACGACAATAATAATTGCAGAGAGTTTCAAATAGGTATTGACCGTGCCCTTAGCAAGAAGGAGACCCTTCTTGCGCTCGCTCATGAGATGGTTCATTTAAAGCAATATGCAAAAGGTGAGATGAAAGACATTTGGCGTCCCGTACGGATGGTCAAGTGGCAAGGTGAGAAGTATCTTCACGAAGAAATGGACTATTGGGAATGTCCTTGGGAAATCGAGGCATATGGTCGTGAGAAGGGATTATACTTCAAGTTTTTGACTTATTTACAATATGGAGAGCCTGAGTCGTTATGTCGTCGTTCGAAGCATATAAAACTTATATCGCCATCAAAAACCACTTCACCAAACCCGATTACGACTTTATCAAATATAACGGAAAAACTGGATTAAAATATACTTCTTTCGAGAAGCGTAAGGATAAGGTGTTTTTTGAAAAATTATCTAAGGTTGAAAATGTATGCGAGTTTCTTGTTGCTAATCTTAGTGTTAATCCGAAACTCTGGATACGTGATCTCGCATATTCAGACTCTGCTCAGGTAACATACCAGAACTGGAAGAAACGTAACCAGTCTCTGACATATAATTTCAAAACAGATTTTAAGAAAATTCTAGAAGAACCGAAGGGCCAGCAACATCCTGCTGCCTTACGGTTATTTCTGGCCAACGAGATCAGTTTAGAGTCTCTCTGCATTTTTGTTAAAATGACGAAGGCGTTGACGCAGTGGGACTCTAAACTTGAATACGACCCGATATGGGAAGATGTCCGATTGAGGGTTGTGAAATATACTCCATTTGTAAAATATGATAGTGAAAAAATAAAGCAGGTAATGCTTGACATTATGGGTGACATGGAGTATACTAAATAATGTTGGGTGATACAAATGCCCATCATACGATTGTTATACATTGTAATACGGAGATTATACATGGTAGATTTTAAGTCCCTCAAGGCAGCTTCTGGTAAGAAGTCTCTCGAATCCCTAACATCTGAACTCAATAAGCTATCCGGCGGCGAAGGTAAAGGCGCTGACGATCGCTTTTGGACAGCCACAGTCGATAAGGCTGGTAATGGTTATGCTGTTATTCGGTTCCTTCCTCCGCCAGCTGGTGAAGATGTTCCTTTCGTTCGTATCTTTGATCATGGTTTCCAGGGTCCGGGCGGATGGTATATCGAGAACTCGCTGACCACTCTTGGTAAGAGCGATCCAGTTTCTGAGTATAATTCTAAGCTCTGGAACTCTGGTATTGAGGCTAACAAGGAAATTGCTCGTAAGCAGAAGCGTCGTCTTCACTTCATCAGCAATATTCAGGTTATCAGCGATCCAGGCAATCCTGCTAACGAGGGTAAGGTTTTCCTCTACAAGTATGGTAAGAAGATCTTCGACAAGCTAAAGGAGGCAATGGAGCCTCAGTTTGCTGACGAGGAAGCAATCAACCCATTCGATCTTTGGGCTGGCGCTCCATTCAAGCTGAAGATCCGACAGGTTGAAGGTTATCGTAACTATGATAAGTCAGAGTTTGGTAAGCCAGAGGCTCTGTCTGATGACGATAAGGTTCTGGAGCAGATCTGGAAGAGCGAACATTCTCTTCAGGAATTCCTAGATCCCAAGAACTTTAAGTCCGAAGAGGAGCTACGTGCTCGTCTGGCAAAGGTTCTTGCCGAGGATGCTCCTGCAACGAAGCGTAAGGCGGCTGAGAATACTGAAGTTCCATGGCAGGATGAAGAAACTGCTCCTACTTTTAAGGCGACTCATGCGCCGAAGTATTCTAGCGATGACGAAGATGACGATGAGTCATTGGAGTTTTTCAAGAAACTCGCTAACGACTAAAATGAAGAGGGAGCCAAAGGCTCCCTTTTTTATTATCCTCTAGACATTCTAGGTTTAAACAAATTCATTTCTTCGTAATGATTGCCACCAAGCATACCAGCCCAATCTGGCCACTCAATATCTCCTGGCATATTATAAGCAAATCCAGCTTGATTTGAATTATGCATTCTATTTGGTTCTGCATTGACTTGTGGGGTGTG